GGCTTTAACCTCAGACGATTGCATTGTTTGCGCACGCTTTCTTTTAGCTGGCATAGTTAAGAACAGTTTTTTTGTAAGAGGTGCCACGATAGCACAATGCTACCTCCTTCTCCTCGCGGAGCATTTTGTGGTAAGCATTGACAATGTAGCGCTTTTCGAGATCAGACATAGTTCGTACAAGATAAACCTAAGCCCCGTTCCATGCTTAGGCAACATGCGTCCCGAAGGATGAACGTACGAAAAATTAACCGATTGCAGGTGCCTGCAGTGCCACGGGAGTGACCTCCACGGATGCAAGATCAAGCGGGAAGTTATGTGCATTCCGCTCATGCATCACCTCAAAACCGAGGTTGGCACGGTTGAGAATATCAGCCCATGTGTTCACCACATGACCTTGACTCTCAGTAATGGATTGATTGAAATTGAACCCGTTGAGGTTGAAAGCCATGGTGCTGACGCCGAGGGCGGCAAACCAGATTCCAACGACGGGCCACGCTGCAAGGAAGAAATGCAGCGATCGAGAATTGTTAAAAGATGCATACTGGAAAATCAATCGTCCAAAATATCCATGGGCGGCGACGATGTTGTAGGTCTCTTCCTCCTGACCAAATTTATAACCATAGTTCTGTGAGACCTCTTCAGTCGTCTCCCGGATGAGCGAAGAAGTAACCAGACTACCATGCATAGCACTAAACAAAGCGCCACCGAAGACGCCAGCAACTCCCAACATATGGAAAGGGTGCATAAGGATATTATGTTCAGCTTGGAAAACCAGCATGTAGTTGAACGTACCGCTGATGCCGAGTGGCATACCATCAGAGAAAGAACCCTGACCAAACGGGTAAACGAGAAATACCGCCGTCGCTGCGGCGACCGGAGCAGAATAAGCAACAAAGATCCAGGGCCTCATCCCTAATCGATAACTAAGTTCCCACTCTCGTCCCATGTAAGAAAAGACGCCAAGCAGGAAGTGGAAAACGACGAGCTGATATGGACCCCCGTTGTAGAGCCATTCATCAAGTGTATTAGCTTCCCAAATTGGGTAGAAGTGTAGTCCGATGGCATTGCTGCTCGGAACGACGGCTCCCGATATGATGTTGTTTCCATACATAAGGGAGCCTGAAACTGGTTCACGGATTCCATCAATATCAACGGGTGGCGCTGCGATGAACGCCGTAATAAAACAAATAGTAGCGGCAAGCAGGCACGGAATCATCAAGATGCCAAACCAGCCAACGTATAAACGGTTGTTAGTGGACGTTACCCACGCACAAAAATCTTCCCAAGACGAACCTTGGCGTGAAGAAATTACAGAAGTTGCCATGTTTCGTTAAGAATAAATTGCCGACCCACCCACCACATTAAATCAGAAGTTGTACTTAGCGCCTACCTTAGCACCATAGCCGTTGTCATCATCGCCAGTGATAAAAGAAACCTCACCGTAGACAGACAGTGCATCACTCACAGGGTAGCTACCGCCTGCTTTACCAGACAGTTCAACATCACCATCACCACCATCAGGAGCGATAAGGGCAGGACCACCCTGGACATACCAGTTAGCACCTTCGTAACCGACGTGAACATCAGTCACAGAACCGGTGTAGTCACTTCCGGTAAAGCCAGAGTTAGCTTCGATGTTAACATAAGGACCAGCTTGTGCAGCGCCGTGAGCAGCGCCGAGCAGGAGACCAGCAAGAATAATAGATTTCATAATTAATAGGGGGGTTTACTTTTTCTTCCGCGTTTTAGCGGCTTGTTTAAATTGTTTGGCAGTAGGTGCTCCCTTGCTGCCAGGTTTACGCATTTTTTCTCCACTGCCAGCAGCAATACGCTTTCGCTTAGCATGGATGTTGGCATACAATCCAGGTTTAGCCATTATTTTTTACCCCCCTTTTTAGGGGGACGACCTTTCTTCGTACCGTATGTTCCTTTACCTTGTGGCATTACCAGACTCCGGGGATAATTTGACCAGTGAGTGCGTAAGCACCCAGAGCAGCCATGACGCCAAGCATAGCGACACGACCATTAAGCTTTTCAGCTTTTTCATTGTGAGTTTCAGTCACTTCCATAATAGTCATAGGTGGTTCTTTTGCGTAGAGGTTAAGACGACCCCGTTCTTCAGTAACAGTAGTCATCAGAAGGACACGTCAGAGTTTTCAAGACGACGCATCAGGTCTTGCCGATACGCCGGGTCACGATCATAGCGAGGATCGCTCATGGCTGCGACCAGTTCAGCCTGACTCTTAAAAGAATCATCTGTGTTAGCAGCGCTGCGACCTGTCAAGGTCTGACCATCAGAACCAACACCGTCATTGAAACGTGCTTGCAGGGCTTGGATAGCATAGTAGATAGCGTCAGGGTTACCAGAACTCATCACACCATCATACATCTCAATCTCTTCTTTGGAAAAGTTATCTGCTGCCCAATTTAGCATAGACTTGTAGGCTTTATCGCCACCTACCATGTCCAGCAGCATTTCAGCCTGCTCTTCGGAGAGACTTTCGGGGGCATCGTCAGTTTTTTTTGATTCTGACTCGGCCTCTGCAGGCTCACCCTCGTCTTCGGGGGCTGGTACTTCATCACGTGGTTCTCCAAGTTTTTTCTGAAGCTCTACGTAAGCCTGTTCAAGAGCTTGCGGGTCTTTAAACTTACCAGCAAGCAGAGGTTGCTCACCTTGTTCAAGGGATTCAGCAATCGCAAGAGACTCCTTTTCATCTGAGTTAAGAATCTCAGTCTCTGTAGAAGTCTCATTCATTGTAAGTGTTTCAGCCATTTATTATTGGGGGATAGGTGGTTGTTGCTGTTGCATCATCTGTTGCTCCATCTGCATCTCAGCGGCGGCTGCCTTTTGATCGACTGCTGCCATCTGTGGTGCTTGTTGCTGCATCATCATCGCCTGCTGCTGTTCCATAGCTTGTTGCTGCTCAGCTTGCAGTTCTTGCATACTCTTCACAAGGTTGAGTACGTCAATACCGGACGATGCTGCCAGACGTTTGATAACTTCATCGGGGTTGATGTATTGTGCAATAGCATCTGGACCCATGGTTTGAGCAATGACACCAAGGAACTGTGCAAGGCTCTCACGATCTTGACCACGACCAAGAGCATTGATACCAGCCACGATAGTGGGGCGTACAATACCACCTTGCGGTAGACGTGGGATGTCGCCAGTCTTTTGAGCAACGTTGAGCTTACGATTGAGATATGGCACAAGGAACTCAACAGTCAGCAGGGAGAATAGTCCACCAAGTTGTTGTTCCAGTTCGAGTTGTGTCATCCGAACCTCTTCCGCTGTCGTGCGTTCGCTGTCCCTCACATTGAGGATCAGGAATGCTTCGTTCAGGCGTTGGGTCAGTGATCCAATCATCTGATATGCAGTGGAGAAGTCCGCTGTCTTCCCAACCTGAACCACACCAATGTCATCAGGACGTCCCTGGATGATAGCACCGTTACCTGCCTTGGCAAGTGTCTGGGGCTTGGTGGTACTGCTTGGGCTGACAGTAAATACTACCTTAGCAGCTGCTGCGCTGCCTTCAACGATGGCTTGTGACAGAGCTTCAAGTGACTTCAGGTCACCAAGGAACTCCTCTACCCTACCACGTCCATAGACTTCCCCATCAACGTGGTTGAATCGTAGCACAAGCCAGGGGTTAGCGTCAATCGGAGCCTTACCCATTGACTTGGGAAGGATCTTATCTTCCAGCTCCTGGTGCCAGACCCATCGGTTGTTGTCCAGCTGTACGTGGGTATAAATAACACATTCATCATTTGGGATGTGTCCGTCGTCAACCACGGAATCCGTAGACGGATCTAAAAATTCCGGGTAAAATTTTTTGACTAATTTTTTCGAGATTGTTTCTTTTGTTACAATTTCAATAACGTTACCGTTACCATCCCTGTCTACCACGTATCGAGAAAGAGGATAGAGTTTAAGTCCATCTTTACTCATAAAGATCAGGGCATTACCAGCTACGACCAGGTGCTTGAGTGCTTGGTGAACAACAACACGGTCACCGGATTCCGCAATGGATTCCATGACAGTGCGTTCTACCTTAGCAAACGACAAGTCAAGTTCAGATCTAATGTCAGGACCAAGTTCTTCGGGAAGGTTAATATCATTGACCTGCAATTTAAAGAAGCTGGTTTGTGGCGGTAGCAATGCAAGCATAAGTTTACTTGCAAGCGTCACCACACCTTTAGCTCCAGTTGATTGCCATGGTGTTGTAAGTTTAAGAGCACTTTTTGTAGTGTGCTCATCTTCCCGAATAAGATAAGGTAGAGTTAGTTCAGATGCTTGTCTAGCAGCGTTTAGAAACTGGGAACGGTTTGAGGACAATCTGTCATAACGAGATTTAGCAGTCATTATACATTAAGCATTTTGTTATTACCTGCTGCTTTCTTACCGCCTGCAATTGCAAGTGCGGAAGAAGCCATAGGTTTAATTTGAAGGCGCCGTTTGAACTGACCAATACCGCCGATAGCACGATCACCGCCAACCTTAAACTGTCCAGTTTGACCAGCCCGGGCTGCGTTTGCTGCTTGAGTCTGCGCCGCAATCTGCATTTGCTGTTGCCGTTCACGCTGTGCAGCCGCCATCCGATCCATCTGTGCTTGATTAGCAGACATAATTTGTCTAATCTCTGCTTGACGTGCCTCATCGGCTTTTAGCATTTGACTTTGAAAACCAGCCTGAAGCTCAGCTGTTCTAGTGTTAAAACCAGCTGTCATATCAGCAATGGTTTTATCAAACGCTGCTTGTCGCTCTTTGGCTGCGGCTTCTGCAGCTGTTCTATCCGTATTTATCTGCTCTAGAAGAGTGTCAATTTGACTTTGATAGTTATTTGTAGGGGTTTCAGAATCCAATGCGTCTTCGGGATCCGGGGGGTACCCAGGGTCTGTGATAGTTACGCCACCACCAATACCCGAATCTGGTTTAGCTGGGGTCAACCCCTTGGAGAATACATTACCCGCTCCTTTACTAATTGTAAAAGGTGAGTAGTCTAGAGTACCGTAGTCGTAGTCACCGCCTCGGCCCCCCTCCTTATAATAATCTTGCGCGTCCCGAAAAACTTTAGAGTCAAATCTTTGGACGTCACGTTCAGTGTAACCTTTTTCCAAAAGCTCTTTCGCTTCGCTCTTTTTAATCTTATTATCTTTAAGAATGTCCGTGAAAAATTCTGCTCTCTTCTTGTCTTTTTTTGAAAGACCTCTCAGATAATTTATGTATGGAGTGCTGCCAAAATACCTTCCATAGCGTGACATTTAATTTTCCTCCATATATTTAATGACCCACTCAACGACACTACGTTGACCGGATCGGTACATAATTTTTTCCATTGTATCGTCAGGTGTAGGGTTAGTGGGTGGAAAGGATTCTTCTAGTGCATGAATAAGTCCTCGGGAGTTCATCCCAAGAACCTCAAGCATACTGGGGGAGGTTGACATTACTATGCTCAAAGAAGGCGGGCATCCTGGCTGACTTAGTTTCGGAAAGCTGAGGAGCCTTGCCCTCATACATTAGCCGATCGCTAGAATCCAGCCAAAATTTTTTGTCCAGATATTTGTCGGTAGTATTAATACCTAGTGGTTGCATCACCCAGTTGATGGTAGCTTTGCGGAGCTTGTCCAGGGAGGGGCTGATGTTGTAACCCAGCTCGGTGTGTGCCAATGAGTTAACCGCTACATGAATTTGCTCGTCCCTGGAGATATCCGCTGAAACGGTCCTCATACCAGCGTCACCATTAAACCTAAAGAATGGTAGAAGAACGAAGAAAATCGCACGTTCGGCAACCAGCGCTTTCGTGATCGTATGATCTGGATGTGCCTCCCAAGCGGTTTTAAGCCGTAGGGCTTCTTTCTCAGCTTGCGGATCAACACCGTAAGCATTGGCGATGTAACCAAGTGCGATGTCATGGTTTTCTTCATCTTTGACGTTTGACACCAATACTTCACGTGCCAACGCTGGTACTTCATGATCGAGGGCATGGGTAATAAAATCTCCCACAGGTAGTTCCATATGTCGCAATGCAAGAGCACGGTAGATTGCCTCTTCCGCACCCTGCTTGCATGTACCAGCAGTTGTCTGTACTGGTGTCCATTTGCGTTTCCGCTCTAATAGTTTTTGATAAGGGTTCATTCTGCACAATCACATTGAGGTTCAGGGGTGTCCTCAAGCAGGCTGTTCAGATAATCATCGACTTCACTCTCTTCGAGAGCAGCATACGCGCTTGACTTATCTTGAACGTCGCCCATAACTTGGAGACTATAATAAAGAGAAGTCTGGGGCGATTCAAGCCACTCTTCGATAAATGCTTCATCATACGTGACCACATCGGACCACGAGTTGAAGCTGTAACCATGAAGAAGTCCAGTTCTATCAAGTAGAGTCATGATGCCATCGGCAACACGTTTGTAGGCTTCCCAGCCCACTTTACTGGCGATCTCTACGTCACCATAGTTGTATGTTTGTACTCCGAAAGTACCGCTGTCGCGATCGACTGTCTGCGAGATAGGTGGAGCGATTTCTGGTGTTGAAGTATAGCCATCCAGATCCAAGCTTCGATAACTGCAGCTGGCGGTCGGTGCGATAGCAAAGGCTCGAACCATGTTGTTACGGCGAGCAACTCCAGCGGCGAGATCAACACCAGATGCAATTTGTGATACAAGTTCATAAGCTGGAGAGCGGATAATTTCACCGTTGTTGTACTGTTCAAGGGCACGACCGAACTGGTCGTAAGTTACTCCGTATCGACGAAGTAGGTTGGCGAGTCCGAGCATCCCAAGCCCCACTTGTCGGTCAGTTTCGCTGGGGAGATATTCTCCGCTTTCGCCAACACCTGTTTTACCATGGAGTTCGCACAGCTGGGACATACCTTCAAAGAAAGCATTAGGGATGTCGTCGAATTCACAGGCACCGAGAGAGACATGTTGGAGTAGACAGGTACCTCGTGAGGGCAGGTAAACTTCAAGACAGACGTTACCTCGGATTCGGTTTCCTTCTTCATCATATTTTACTTTATTGAGCCAGATATCACCGGATTTAATACCATGAAGGAGCGCCTCTTTAAACGTACAAGCCTCCCACCACTCCGGCTTGATGTTGATGCATCGTTTAACCCAGGGTAGTTCCGATCGAGGAGTTTGAATAAATTCAAGAGCATCAGGGTGGCTGAGGTCAAGGTGACACACCACCGCACCGTTCTTGTACACCCCACCGCGACGTAGGATTTCATTTAGAGTGCTGTAGATTTTAGCAAAACTAACAGGACCAGATGCAACTAGCCCCTTTTCGTTTTCAGTTCCCTTTGGTCGCAGTTTGGAAAGGTGAACTGCGCACCCTGCGCCGAAACGCAGTGCGTGGGAGACAAACTTCCAGCTTGCTTCAATTCCATTGTCTCCTTCGATACTGTCTTCTACGGTAAAAACAGTACAGGACACTGGCAAACGTGAAGTGGGGTCATCCAGCCAAGACTGGACACGACCCGTGCGAGAGATATAAGAGGTTGTCATGGGTTAACGAGATCGTTCAGGATAGGTGGTTTGTAGT